ATGGCTTACTTTTTCATCACAATAGTCCCGAATCTAAGGTTAAAAAACGGTAATCATACGGTACGCATAGCCGTCACGCACTCCGGACAGACAAGATACATCCCGACAGACGTAACAATATCTTCCGAAAAGGAGTTCAAAAACGGGAAGGTCGTAAAGCGGCCGGACAAGGACGCGCTAAACGTCAGGCTGAGAAGCATACTCAACAGATACGAAGAAAAGGCGGAACACATACAGTACGCCGAAACCCTCACCTGCTCGCAGCTCGTCAGGCTGCTGAAAGCCCCCACGATGGGAGAAAAGCGGCGGACGTTCTCCGACATCGCGGACGAATACCTCTCCACAATAGACAAGGACGACAGGGAAAAGACATACAGGCTCTATAGGCTGGCGGCAAACAGATACGCCGACTTCGCCGGAAAGGACACGCTCATGGAGCACGTGAACCCCCTCCGGATAAACGGATACATTATGAACCTGCACAAGTCGGGTCTATCCCCAACCAGCATCAACATCTACGTGACGCTGCTGAAGGTAATCATCAACTACGCGGTCAAGATGAAGTACGTATCCTTTGAAGTCGATCCGTTCGTCACCGCAAAGATACCCTCCGCAAAGAAGCGCGACACGTACATCACCGTGGAGCAACTGAAAAGAATCCGTGATGCAGAAATCGGAACGCACAGCCTTTCCGTAGTGAGGGACATCTTCATGCTGACATACTACCTTGCGGGCATGAACCTCGTGGACATGCTGGAATACGACTTCAGGAACACCGACGAAATATATTACGTCCGGAAAAAGACCAGGCACACGAAGGAAGGGGACAATGCGGTGAACTTCACCATCCCGGACGAAGCGAAGCCCATCATCGCACGGTATATGGACAAAAGGACCGGAAAGCTTGTGTTCGGACGCTACAGGAACTACACGAGCTGCTACAACGTGCTCGCCAGGAAAATCAAAAGTCTGGCAGAAGCCGGCGGAATAAAGCACCGATTCACCCTGTACTCCGCCCGCAAATCCTTCGTACAGCACGGATTCGACTTGGGAATCCCGCTCTCCACGCTGGAATACTGCATCGGGCAGTCCATGAAGGACAGCCGCCCCATATTCAACTACGTGTCAATCATGAAAAGGCACGCGGACAAGGCCATACGGGAAATTCTTGACAACCTGCTGTAAAAAAATCGCCCGGCACTTGCACATAACATATTTATTATGTATATTTGCAATGTCAAAAACAAACAGAATATTAACAACTTAAAAAAGAAAAGATGACAGATGAAGAACTTGAAAAGGAAATCAGGAAAGTGAAACAGATGATTGCGGACTACCAGAGGATCAAGAATCTGATAAGACCTTCCAAAGAGGATTACGAAAGACAGATCAACATCCTGCTTGACCGGCTGAACAATCTTCTGAAAATGAAAAAGTGAAACAATGCCCCTCTCATGAGGGGCACTAAAAAATACATATATGGACAATTTCAATAAAAAGCTGAACGAACTGAAACTTGCGATCGGAAAGGAAGATTCTGAAAGCAGGAACAAATTTGACGCCATAATTGCGGAACTTCAGAATACGGAACTGAACGAAACGGAGCGGAAGGAACTGGAGGAACTTCTCAGACAGGGGCTTGCAGAAATCAGCACGTCAATGGACGCCATTGAAAAGGAAATCCGGATACGCGACCAGATCAGGGATTCGCTTGACATCCTCCCGCTTTCATACATAGCCAAACATTATTTCGGGAAAAGCGCATCATGGCTTTACCAGCGCATCAACGGGAACAAGGTAAGGGGCAAGGTATATACCCTGAACAAAGAGGAAATAGAAATATTCAACAAGGCGTTGAAAGAAATCGGGAACAGAATCGGCTCACTGTCTATTAGTTGCTAATAGGCTGTTGTTTTTGACACTGAATCCCCGCATGGGCCGTGTGGGGATTCTTCTTTTTCTTGCATTTACAGAATATTGTGCTTATATTTGCAGAACCATAATGAGGGGAAACCCGATTTATCGGTTTGACTTTTAGTGGTGAGGGGATTTCCCCTCACTTTTTTATGCCCCAACCGAACTATCCCGCCCCGTTCCGGTAACAGAAAATGAGGCCGGCAAGGTGGCGTTGATTATTAGTGAGGATGAAGCCGGCCGCCTACAGGCTTCCGCCTTATCAGGAGCCTGTCTTGCCATATAGCGCAAAAGCCCCGTCGGATTACTCCGGCAAGGGCTTTTGTCTTATAAAGCGAAATTTCTACAGACGCAAAGATACTGATTTTTCTCAAAAGTTCCACAGATTCCAGTTCAGCGTCACTGCCACCACTGGCGACAAACCATTCTTACCTACACCATATCCGGCACTCAGACCGACACCGAAACGCTTGGGCTTTTCATTTCTGACAACATCACGGTAGATATACCTGTCAACATACTGCGTATTCCGGTACGTCCGGATGCTGTCGAGCGAAGGTCGCACGCCGCTCACCCATGCCGTATAGGTGGAATCGTCGGTGTATACCTTCTGCTCCTTGGCATGGCGGCATCCGTCAATCTCAACGGTATCGCCCGTCAGCCATGCGATGTAAGGCATGGGTGACACCAACAGCAACGTATCGACCTTTGTCTTCGTCACCACAATCGGCGGTGCCTGTATCGTATCAGATTTACTCCCATGTTGCCTGTTCATAGGGCGAACGAACCAGCCCAGCGCGAAGCAGGCTATTCCTATAAGTATGTATGGCAATATTTTCATAAGCTGCAATTCTGCGCAGCCAGGAAAAAGGAAAGGCGGTAACCCGTGGGATGCACCGCCTTCTGTCCGTTTATGTCATCTTCTATAAGGAAACGACATGAGTTTCATTATCTTTCTTTGGTTTTAACTGTTCTGAAAATTCCCGCAACATTCTTTCTTCCGCTTCTTTTAGAATTGAATTGATTTCATCATCTATAGAAGTTTCCTCGTTTACATCGTATATGTTGCTGGTATGCCTGACTTGCATACCCGATATTCCCTTTTTATTATACCATGTTTCCATAACCTAAAATTTATAGTAGTTATCAAAAAAGTGATGATTCAATTCCGGTTTAAAGTAATGTTTCCTTTTTATCCAAATGACACCATCCGTTTTCGATATAATTGCAACATCTACTGGTCCTCCCACGCTCTCTTCTGAAGAAGTCATCCTCCGTTTCAGATAGGTCAATGATATTAAACTTTCTGCCATATCTGCCATGTCTTCTTTCTCCAGATAAGCTACAGTATCAACAAGCGGGGCGATATATTGTTTGCTTATCAATTGTTGTATCGCATCATTAAAGATTGTTCCAATGCTCGGAATATCTATACTATCTATCCTTTTAAGCAATGAAACATCATTCGTCGTAGATTCTACATATGTTTTCAACAACTTCGAATAAGCTTCCAGCGACTTGATAAATAGATTTTCAATCGACTTGTTCAGCAACGGATCAATCCCTGTAAGAACTGTTTCTATTACATCCGTCTGTGCGAACGGACAAATTGCCGCAGCGTTGTCTTCCCCTATCACAGTGCTCGATTCCATATCAATCGAGTATTTCACCACATTGTCAAATGCCAATGATATATTTATCGGCAAAAGGGAAGGATAGATATCGTCTTTACCATATCCAACAAAAACTAATCCGGTATATGAGGGCAAATTTATTTCCGATTTGAGAAGAGCAAAAAAAGACTCTTTTAAAATTTCAAAAAACTCTTCTGGTGCTCCTGTTTTATTTACTATATAATCTCTTAGCCCTTTAAAAATATCTCCAACATATGAATTAAACTGCTCAAACGTATAAGACGCAAGACCTTCACATTGATTTTGTTTTTCAAAAAACATCTTGTTGCTTAACATCTTCTCCTTTATAGTCTTTAATAAAAAAGGCTTGTTGTCATCTGTAACATTTTCTCCTATTTTCAATAAAGCCTCTTCCTCAATCTTCTTATAATAGACAAAGGCATAATAGCACAGAGCATCAGTTTTATTTTTATCAGAACAGAAAAATTGTTTTTGCTTCAAAAAGGAAATGAAATCCTCAACATATTCCTTAATGGAAGATTTCTCCTTATCCTGCAACTTATTACGATACAGTTTAATGATTAAATCCCACGGAGTACCCATAAATGAAGCGGAACTATAGATCATAACTGCTATAGGATATAGTTTTGATAAAGTTATGATTTTATTAGCCGAATTCAACACTTTATGTCCTGATGACACATTAACTGTTACAGCACTGTCTGCTGCAATAGCAACAGCATGTTTATTCAACACTCCAACGATAGCAGTCATATTTACTTAACATATACAAAAAATCCCATGAAAAACATCTGCTTCCGCTTCAATGTTTATCCATGAGAAAACAATCCTTCAAATTATCCGGTACAAATATGGCGATATTTTACCACATTTGTTCCAAATTTCCGACATTTTTTACAGTTTTATGTTATATAATACAAATAAGCGGTGTACCCACCAAGTCAAAGAACGCATTCCGGTTTTCCGGCCGCAATGTCTACAAATTCCCGTATTCCTCCTTCGCGTCGAAGCACGGGCATTCCTTTATCCTCTCCCACGGGTCAACGACACCGTTCCCGTTCGTGTCGGGCGAGAAGTCGCGGTGCCCCTGAATCACCGCGTCCGGATATTTCCTTTTCAGCATTCCCAGCAATTGGCGTAACGCCTTTTTCTGGGCATCCGTCCGGTTGTCCACGCCTTTCCCGTCTGCGTCGATGCCTCCGATGTAGGCGACGTTCACACTTACGGAGTTGAAGCCCTTCACCCCGTTGCTCACCCTGTCTTCGTCGAGCAGCTGCGTAATCTTTCCGTCCGGAGAAACCACATAGTGGTAGCCGGGATAAACCCAGCCCTTGCGGCGGAACTCCGCCTGAAGGTCCGATACGGTCTGCGTCTGCCTGCCCGCCGTGCAGTGGACGGCTATGTAACCGATCTTCCTCATGCTTTACCCCCCTTTCCGATGTGCCTGTCGCTCCATGCCTTCGCCGCCCATCCTGCGGCTCCTCCGGCGATGAATGCCAGCGCGGTCGTTATGCTCGCCCAGAAGGGCACGAAGTTGAAGTAGGCGAGGATGCCTACAATCACAAGCAGCGCGACGGCTGCTGCGATAAGCTTGCTTTTTGTACTCATAATGATATAATTTAAATTAAACCCAATGCTATTCCTATGCCGTCCGCGAGGAAGTCCCTTCTGTCGAACGTCCCCTTCTTCATCCACCTGTCATACACGAACTCCTTGGCCAGTCCGCACAGGACGGCTGCGGCGACCGCCGCCCACAGCGGCGCGAACAGTTCGCATACGTCCACAATGACCTTCGACACGAGTATGTGGAGAACTCCCGCCGTTCCGAAGTAAGACTCCACACCGTCTGCAATACGTTCCGCAATGCTTTTCATTTCTTTTCCTCCTTTTCCAATATGTCTTCAATGTCCTCTTTGTCAATTTTTGACAACTTCCCGATAACTGCCGAAGCCAGTGCCTTGAAGTTGAGCGTGTACCCCTTCGGCTTCAGTATGTTGCTCACTATCGAGCAGAACTCGATGAAGCACACCAGCAGGCACGACCACTTGTCTATGCCGTAGTCGTTCCCTGCCGCCACGTTTATCATGCAGACCATGCACACGAACGAGAAGTACGTGACCATCTTTCCCATTGTCCTGCGCGCCGCCGAACTGAAGCGTATCTTCTCCTTCATCATCATGCTCTTTCTGATGCCGAAGGCAAGGTCGCACAGTATTACCGCACAGCTTACGATGAGCCACGGTATCATGTGCGAGAGGCTTTCCTGGATGAATGCGGAAGCGATGGCGGCGAACCCTCCCGAAACGCCGTTGAATATCCCCTGTTTAGCCGTTTCGCTTATCATGCTCCTCCTCCTTTCAGATACCCTGTCCACGAATAACGCCTTCTCCTTCCGAGATAGCCCATGTCATTTTCGTTCGCATACGCCTCGCGCGCGAACGAGATGCTTCTGTACGCCTTTTCCACGTCA